CGAGCAAGCAACTTACATAGCCCAACCGCCTGAGTGGCAAAAATGGGAACAAAAGACTGGGAACATAATCGGTCAAGCATCTGAAAAGATGGGCATAAGTGATCTTATGTTTTTGGCATATCATGCCCATAAAAGAGAAGCTGCGGGCAAAGCAGTTAAACCTTATGAGATATGGTGCGAAACAGTTATCGATGTTCAAGTCGGTGATGCAAACCCAAAAGCCACAGAGAAGGAAGCCTAAGCCGGTTATTGGTTCAGTTAGCAATAGCAACTCAAATACCAATGAGCGAATGGGTTGAAGCAGACGACATAATGACAGCAATCGAGATATTGGAGCAGAGGAATGGCGAATGAAACAATCGCATATAACAAATCCGACCTGCGCGATATTTACAAAGCGTTCAAACTTATGGATGAAACTGCAACCGATGAAGCAAAACGCCAATCTGCTGCTCTGGCGTATTTTGCATCTGAGGAAATTAAGGCGGCAGCTGCGAATAGAACAAAATCAGGCATCGCAGCGAAAAGAATTGCAGATGGCGTTAAGGTCAGCAAGTCAAGCAAAATTGGTGAGTTCCGTTATGGTTTCGCATCACAGAGGTTTTCAGGTGGGGCTACGACTCAAACCTTATGGGGTGGTATGGAGTTTGGATCAAATAAGTTCAAACAGTTCCCTACATATTCTGGAAGGCAGGGCAGAGGTAGTCGAGGATGGTTTATCTATCCAACCCTTCGCAGAATTCAGCCTGAATTGATTAACAAATGGGAAGCAGCATTTAGTAGAATTCTCAAGGAGTGGGTCTAATGGCAAGAGATAATAGAACTTTAAAACTATCGATACTTGCCGATGTTGATGATCTAAAAAAGAAACTAGGCGAAGCCGATAAATCGGTAGAAAATAACGCAAACAAAATAAGTGAATTTGGAAAGAAAGCTGCGTTGGCATTTGCTGCTGCTGGTGCTGCTGCCGGCGCATTTGCTATATCAGCTGTTAAAGCTGCTGCTGAGGATGAGAAGGCTAGAAAATCCCTTGAGCAGACAATTAGAGCCAATACTAGGGCTACTGAGGAACAGATCAGATCAATTGATGTTTATATTACTAAGCAAGCAATTGCAACTGCTACCACCGATGATGTTTTAAGGCCAGCTCTATCTCGGTTAATTCGTTCAACTCAGGATGTTACTAAGGCTCAGGAACTTTTAAGCCTTGCTCAAGAAATAAGCGTGGCAACTGGTAAACCGTTAGAAACAGTTACAAACGCATTAGGTAAAGCCTATGATGGGTCAAATACTGCATTAGGTAAGTTAGGTCTAGGAATAGATGCTGCAACCTTAAAAACTAAATCATTTGATGATATTACTAAAGAGTTAAAGACTACCTATGGCGGGTTTATTGCCAATGAATCTACTAACGCTGAATTTAAGTTTAGACAATTAACTATTGCTATGGATGAGGCTAAGGAACAAATAGGAGCAGCATTACTTCCTATTTTTGTCAAATTTGCTGATTATTTAATTCAAACAGTAGTCCCTAACATTCAGGCATTTATATCTGGATTAACGGGAGATAACTCAATTGCATCAGAAACAGCTAAAGCGACCGAAGGTGCTTTTCAATTTGGTGAACAATTACGAGGAGTTATTAAGTTTGTAATTAACATTAAAGATGAATTGATTATATTAGGTGGAGTTATAGCCACAGTATTTGTTGTCAATAAAATTGCAGCATTTGTTACCGCTATTGGAACATTAATTGCAGCCATGAAAACACTTAGAACGGCAGCAGCAGGTGCAGGTGTTGCAACTGCATTTGCTACCGGTGGAGCATCTGTTGGAACAGCAGCAGCAGCATTAGCAGCTGTGGCAGTTACTTATGGATTAAGTCAATTTGCTAGAGGCGCAGACGAAACCGGAGCAGGTGGATCATCATTTGAATATGGTGCAGGAAACCCACAATTTGGTTTGCCGACTGGTCTTGGTGGCGCTGGCGGTGGCGGTGGTTTTGGTGCGGGTGGCGGAGCAGGTGGTGGCGGAGCAGGTGGTGGCGGAGCAGGTGGTGGCGGTGTTAGCACTCAAGCAGCTACTAGCTTAAAAGATTTAGCAGATAAATTATTAAGAGTTCAAGATCAATTTACAGATTTGACATTCCAAGTTGCATCTGGTGGAGTATCTAAGTCAGCTGCTCAAAAACAATTTGATGCACTTCAAGCACAATTTAGAGTGCTAGAAAAACAAGGTCAAACTCTTGCAGCCAACCCAAATATAATTATCAATGTATCAGGTGCAATAGATCCAGAGGGAACTGCTAGAGCTGTGGCAAATCAACTTAATAGCCAAGCAGCAAGATCGGTAACCGCGTTACGAGATAGAGTTAACTAATGCCAGCATTTACACCAGACTGGAAATTAACTGTCGGTGGGGTTGATTATACTAACATCACCATTTCAGATGTCCAACATCAAGCAGGTCGATCTGACATTTATCAACAGCCACTTCCTTCATATATGCAAATTACTTTGGTTGCATTAAATAATCAAACACTTCCATTTGACATCAATGATTCTTTTGACTTACAGGTTAAAGACTCAACTGGATCTTATGTATCATTATTTGGTGGAGATTTAACGGATGTTACAGTTGGAGTTTTACAAACAGGTGCAGCAGCCACAGTTGTTCAATACACGCTTTTGGCTATGGGTTCACTTGCTAGATTAACCAAAGAAATCTTTAATGACAACATTTCTCAAGATGAAGATGGTAACCAAATTTATGACATTTTATCAGCCGTATTGCTTGGAACTTGGAATGATGTGCCAGCAGCTTCACAATGGTCAACTTACAATGCAACCGAAACTTGGGCGAATGCGGTCAATCTAGGACTTGGCGAAATAGATCAACCTGGTCTTTACACCATGAGTTCCCAATCAAATGTTACTGACACGATCTACAATGTTATTTCAGATATTGCAACTTCAGCCTTTGGATATATTTATGAGGACAATACCGGAAACATAGGTTATGCAGATGCAGACCATAGACAGAATTATCTTTTAGTCAATGGTTATGTTGAATTAGATGCTCGCCATGCGTTAGGTGCTGGCTTATCTACCATTATGCGTTCAGCAGATGTCAGAAATGACATATATCTAAATTATGGCAATAATTACAATTCACAGGTTACAGCTACCGATGCCGCTTCAATTGCCCTATATGGTTACAAAGCTGAAACTATCAATTCTAGGGTTCATGGGGCGACCGATGCTCAAGATATTGCCGATCGATACATAGCACAAAGAGCCTATCCGATACCAGCATTTCAATCGATCACATTCCCAATCACTAACCCTGAAATCGATAACGCAGATCGGGATGATTTACTAGCTGTATTCATGGGAATGCCAGTTCATATTCAAAACCTACCAAACCAAATCTCAGGTGGAGATTTTGAAGGTTATGTTGAGGGCTGGTCATGGAGCACTCGGTTTAATGAACTGTTTCTTACCATTAATGTTTCTCCAGTCGCATTTAGCCAAGTGGCGATGCGTTGGAATACCACGCCAATAACAGAGGCTTGGAACACAATCGACCCAAGTTTGACTTGGGAGTACGCTACAATAGTCGCATAGGAAAAGGATAAAATGGCAACCACTACCAATTATAGCTGGACTACCCCAGACGATACCGCGCTGGTCAAAGATGGTGCAGCAGCGATTCGCACACTTGGTTCATCCGCAGACACAACAGTTAAAGGATTAAATCCCGGAACTACTTCTGGAGATCTTGATTACTATACTTCATCAACAGCAAAAGCAAGAATTGGTATTGGAACAAATGGACAAGTTTTAACTTCTAACGGATCTGTTCCTAGTTGGGCTGCTCCAGCGGCTTCATCCCCAGCAAGTGATAGCGCAACTGTTGCCACATCACAAACCACAACAAGTACAACTTACACAGATTTAGCAACTGCTGGTCCTGCGGTTACAATTACAACAGGAACAAAAGCCTTAGTTATTGTAAGTGCTGGATTGGCTCAAGGCAGTATTGGTAATCGTATTTATATGAGTTATGCAGTTTCGGGAGCAACTACAATTGCCGCATCTGATACTAATTGTCTTCAAGTTTCAGTATATCAAGCAACAAACCAAATGTTGCGATCATCATCAGTTAGTAGATTAAGCACTTTAACTGCTGGTTCAAATACTTTTACCGCAAAATATAGAACAAATGGTGGCACAGCAACTATCGCAGATCGTGAAATCTGTGTAATTAACTTGGGGTCATAATATGATAAAAATAACTACATCAAAAGAAATCAATTTATTTCAATTAGATCAAGAATTGAGCAATCAAGGTTTAGTGGGTGATTTTACTGATCCTAAGAAAAAAATTATTGGAACAGCAGATGGCTCAACTGTAACTGAGGATGAACTAAAATCTGCTATTGCTGCTCATGTTGCGCAACCTAGTGCTGATGAAGTTAGAATTCTAAATCGTGAGCAAGGTATTAACAAGTTAAAAGAACTTGGTTTTACTGACGAACAAATTAACGCTCTTTTACTTGGCTAATGAAGCCATTTTTATCTAAAGCTGCTGAAACATTACGCGACCAGATAAATGGAGCGTTTGTGGGTAGGAGCAGGAAAGCTGATGGATGGATCGGCGATAATAAGCACGCATCTAGAAAATCCGATCACAACCCAAGATCTAACGGAGAAGTTTGCGCGATCGACATTGACTCTAGCTTATCTGACCAACAAGGGATTAGTTATGATTTGGCAGATCAGCTTCGACTCACAGCAAAAAAAGATAAGCGTATATCTTACATAATTTTTAGTAAGAAAATTTGCTCAAGTAAGTCACTATGGCGATGGGTCAAATATCGCGGTATCAACCCACATGATAAACACATCCATATTTCTTTCAAACCAAATCAAACTGGCGAAAAGTTCGACATCCCACTACTGAAAGGCAACTAATGAAACTAACCAAAAAACACAAAGCAGCAATTAAGTCATATTTGAGAGCTGTCGCAGCTAGTGGAATTACAGTTGCTCTAGCAATAGTGGCTGACATTCATCCAGCCTATGCAACTATGCTTGGTGCGATTGTTGCGCCTATCGCCAAAGCGTTAGATCCAAAGTCAGGGAGCGAAGCTGATTATGGAATCAATGCGTCATGACCGCAAACGAATGGGTTGGCATAGCCGTTGGCGTAAGCGCCGTATCTACAAGTTTATTACTGGGAGTCCGCTTTCTTATTAAATCTTACTTGAATGAGCTTAAGCCAAATGGTGGCTCATCAATGAAAGATCAGATTAATCGACTTGAATCGCGTGTTGATGATCTGTTTGCATTAATTAGTAAGCGATAATTTCTGCTATGGCGAACACACGAAAACGCACACCACGCAAAAAGGTTAATCGGAGAGTAGTTCGCCAAACTCCTGAACCATTATCAAAACTAGATCAATTCTATATTGCAAAGCATGAAATGTTTAGAGCTGCACGCAAGGCTGGATTTAATGAATCCTGTGCGCTTTACCTAATGGATAATCCTGAATCAATGCCTGACTGGATTGTAGGCGATAAAGGAATAATCCCAACTATTCCAACTCCAGATGAGGATGACGATTAAAACTAATCGTAGGTATTTAGTAACACCAGATTTGCAAATTCCACTACACCATCCAAAAGCGGTGTCTAACCTAATTAAAATGGCAAGGCATGAGAAGTTTGATTTCGTCCTAACTGTTGGTGATGAAATGGATTTAGGTTCACAA